AAAGGATTTATTGGATTTATAAGGGAAGCAATCGGTTTATTGACTGAGTTTGCTAATTATGGCGTTCGAGCAATCAATATACTGAATCCCGGAAAAGATATTGCTTACATTCCAAATATATCCCCAAATGCAGCTGCTTTAGGAATGTTGGGTGCGCCATCATTACCAACACCAACCGCTAATGTTCGTGAGGATCGACCAACTGTTGTAAATAACATTACAGTTCAATCAGTTGATTCTGAAGGTGCTGCAAGGGCTGTCACTAAAGTAATCAACCAAAGCTCATCCAGATCAGTTCCACAGCTTTACAACAGCGGCATCACTAGAGCGAGATAATGTCAGTCTTTACGCCTGAATATAAGCTGAGCATCAATGGTGTGGAATACACTAATGTTGCGATCTCTGATATTGCTCATCAAGCAGGGCGTGAGGATATTTATGCCCAACCAACGCCATCTTATATTCAGATCACAATTGTGGCTTTAAACAATGAAAACTATAATTTACAAGTCAATGATGGAATAGCCTTACAGGTAAAAGACAGCACCAATGCATTTGTGACTTTATTTGGTGGCAACATTACAGATATCACAACCGAGGTTGCATCAGCTAGTAGCATCGCAGAAACCTTTACTTATACGATCATTGCTTTAGGTTCATTGGCTAAATTGCCGAAAGTTATTTATGACGGCACATTGGCTCGAGATGATGATGGCGACCAAATTTATGAATTGCTTGCTGATCTATTCCTAAACAATTGGAATGAAGTTCCAGCAGCTGAAACATGGGCAGGATATGACCCAACAATTACTTGGGCAAATGCTGAAAATCTAGGACTTGGCGAGATCGATCGCCCCGGAGTTTATGAAATTACAAATCGAGGCGCAAACCCTGATACTGTCTATAACATTGCAAGCCTCATTGCTGACAGCGCATTTGGTGTCTTGTATGAGGACAACGAAGGTCGCATTGGATATGCCGATGCTTTACACAGACAGAATTATCTTGCCAATAATGGTTACACAGAGATTTCAGCAAACACAGCCTTTGGAGCAGGATTAAAGGTTTTGACTAGGGGTGCGGATGTTCGCAACGATGTATTCCTCAATTATGGCAACAATTTTGGTTCACAGGTAAGCGCAATTGATTTAGACAGTATTGAAGTATTTGGTTATCGAGGCGAAACAATTAACACAGTCTTGCACGATGCCACCGATGCTCAGTCTGTGGCTAATCGGTTTATATCTTTAAGATCTTATCCAAGAGCCTTATTCGACAGCATTACATTTCCATTGACTAACTCAGCCATTGACGATGCAGACCGAGATGCCTTGCTTGGCATTTTTGTGGGTCAGCCAATGCGAATAACAGACTTGCCTGTCCAGATAGCCCCAACTCAACAGTTTGAGGGTTATGTCGAAGGCTGGCGTTGGAGCACTAGATTCAACGAATTATTTTTAACCATAAATCTGAGCCCGATCGAGTTCTCCCAAGTTGCAGTTCAATGGGAACAAGTATCAGCCTCAGAGGCTTGGAACACTCTAAGTGGTACACTAACATGGGAAAATGCGATTGGAGCAGTAGCCTAATATGGCAAACACAACTAACTTTGGATGGGAAACACCAGACGATACAGATCTGGTTAAGGATGGCGCAGCTGCTATCCGCACACTTGGTCAGGCAATTGATACATCTTTGATGGATCTTGAAGGTGGCACAACCGATCAAGTATTAGCAAAAAATTCGAATGCAGATATGGATTTCAAATGGGTTACATCAGATGATGCAAATGCAATTCAAAATGCAATTGTTGATGCTAAGGGCGACATCATTGCAGCATCGGCTAATGACACACCTGCCCGCCTTGCAGTTGGAACTAACGATCAAAGATTAGTTGCAGCAAGCGGTGAAGCAACAGGCTTAAAATATGTTAGCGATACTCAAAACACAGTAGTAGATGCTGCTGGAGATTTATTATATGGAACTGCTGCCGACACTTTAGGTAGATTGGCAATTGGAACAGCAGGTCAGGTTCTTAAAGTCAATTCTGGCGCAACCGCTCCTGAATGGGGTGCTGCTGCTGGTGGTTCAACTTATGTTGGTGCTACTGTATATGCAGATAATGTGTTTCAAGCAGTTTCTGATTCAACTTTAACTGCAATTCTTTTCCCTAGCGAAGATTGGGATACAGACGGTTTCCATAGCACCTCAAGTAATACTTCAAGAATAACCATCCCAACTGGTAAAGGTGGCAAATATCAAATTACTGCAGCCGCTTTTTTATCTGCCGCAATTACTGGTCAGATGAATTTAAGAATTTACAAAAATGGTTCAGCAATAACTGGAACTGGATTGCAAAATGGCATGTTTGCTTTTCAGTATGCAAATTCAGATAAAATTTCTGGAACTGTGACGGTTGATGCTGTTGCAACTGATTATTTTGAAATTTTCATTATCCACACCGCAGCAGGTGGCAGCAAAGATGTAAGATACGCTCGTTTCAGCGCAGATTATTTAGGAGCATAAAATGAGATTAATTGACACAATTCTGGAAACTTATCCTGAACTAAGCCATCAACTTTTTATTGATGGAACTATTGTTTTACGCAATGATTCAGATGGTGTTGGCGATTACATTGAAAAATGGGATTACAGCCAACCAATTCCAGAGGGTTTAACACTAGGCAAACCTTCCGCTTAATGTAATGAAGCCTTACCTATCTAAAGCAGCTGTTCAATTACGGGAGCAGATCGATGACAGTTTTGCTGATAGATCAAGAAAATCGGATGGTTGGATTTCAGACGCTAGGCATCAAAAAGTAAAATCGGATCACAACGCCTTGCCTTCGGGTGAGGTTTGTGCCATTGACATTACAGCTGATTTAGGTAAAGCCGAGGGCATGTCTGCTTACCTTGCCGATCAAATTCGACTTGCTGGCAAAACAGATAAACGAATCAAATATGTGATACATAATCATCATATTGCCAGCAAACTTTTAAATTGGCGTTGGCGTAAATACAAAGGCATTAATCCACACACTAAGCACATCCACATTAGTTTTCACCCAAAACAAACTGGGGAGTTTTTTAACATCCCACTACTAGGAGGCAACGCATGAAACTATCTAACAAACACAAGGCAGCAATTAAGTCATATTTAAGAGCTGTGGCTGCTTCCGGTATTACTGTGCTGTTGGCAATTGTTGCTGATATCCGACCAGAGTTTGCAATCCTTGCTGGAGCATTGGTTGCACCTCTTGCTAAGGCACTTGATCCAAAGTCCGGCAAAGAAGCTGATTATGGACTTAATGCGAAATGACAGCCAACGAATGGGTTGGTATAGCCGTTGGCGTATCCGCCGTATCTACAAGTTTATTGCTGGGTCTGCGCTGGGTTATTAAATCCTATTTACAAGAATTGAAACCCAATTCTGGAAGTTCAATCAAGGATCAAATTACAAGACTTGAACAGCGTGTCGATGATCTGTTTGTTTTAATTAGTAAGCGATAATTTTAATTATGGCGAACACACGAAAACCTATCAAACGCAAAAAGATCAATCGTCGTGTCGTTCGCCAATCTCCTGAACCATTATCAAAGATCGATCAGCATTACACCGCATTGCACGAATGCTACAAAGCAGCTAGAAAAGCAGGATTCACACCTGAGCACGCTTTTTGGTTGATGACTGAACACAAGACATTTCCTGATTGGATTGTGGGCGATGGTGGGATCATCCCATCCATAGATCCAACTGACGATGAGGATGACGATTAATTAAAGCCAACCGCAGGTATCTTGTAACGCCAGATTTACAGATTCCATTGCACCATCCGAAGGCAGTTTCAAATCTGATTAAAATGGCAAGGCATGAGAAATTTGATTTTGTATTAAATGTTGGTGATGAAATGGATCTTGGTTCGCAGAGCCGTTGGGCAAAAGGGACAAAATTAGAGTTTGCAGAAACACTTGACGAGGAAAGAAAACTTGGTCAGGAAATACTTTACGATCTAGGCACGACAGATATTGTTAGATCAAATCATACGGATCGAATTTATCAAACCTTGCTTAAAGGTGCGCCATCACTTATTGGATTACCGGAATTGGCTTATGACAAGTTTATGGATTTCAGCAGCTTAGGCATTAGATTTCATAAAAGAGCTTACGAGTTTGAAAAAGGCTGGCACTTGGCTCATGGCGATGAGGGCAACATGTCTAAGCATGCCGGTATAACTGCCTTAAATCTTAGTAAAAAGTGGCATTCTAGCGTAGTTTGTGGGCATAGCCATAGGCAGGGTGCAGTCCGACACCAAACTGGCTTAAACGGGCGTTATTCAACGATTTGGGGCATAGAAGCCGGTCACCTCATGGATATGCGTAAGGCGACTTACCTAAAATATAACTCAGCCGACTGGAATATGGGCTTTACTGTGCTTAGTTTTGGCAATAAAGGACATCAAGTTGAGTTGATTCCGGTCAATCATGACGGATCATTTACCTATAATAGACGGACTTATGGGTCTTGAAACCGATTATCACGAACGCACGATTGATGACCATATCGATGATTTTGAGGATATTAGCGTTATCTAATCGTTATACAACACTCCGAAAGAAAATAACCAAGCGTCCTTGATTTAGGTCATACTTTCTGTATCCACACGAACGCTGTGGGTAAAGGGAGCAGTATGAAAATCAACGGAATCACCATTTTATGGTTTATGATAGCAACGGGCTTATTAGCTTATGCAGTTAATTTATGGCAAACCGAAATTTACAATCGGGGCTATTGGCGTGGTCGTGCAACGGGTTGGGATATGCACCGCAGAATGATTACCATTAAGCAGCAGTCAGATGAAGTCTTTGATTATGACAAAAGCTGAGCAACTCTTTGATGAGGTCATTACTACAATTCAACAGCGTGGAAGTGTCTATGGACAT